ATTGGCCAGCAAGCATATCACGGAGAGAACGGAGAAAATTAATTGCTTCTCGGCCACCTGCAACACCACGATTGAGCAATTCATCTTCAATATGCTCAAGGTGAACATTCTTGCCTTCTTTACCTTCTGTTAAGTATTCTGTGAATTTCATTTTAATGTTTAAATTTATAATCACACATTATATGTGTGGGGTATGTTACACCAGCAGCTTTACTTCTGATGTTGAAGTTTAATTCATATAATTTTGTTTCTAATTTTATATCAATTCTTTTTGCTGAACCGCCAACTGGATATAAAATTTTCATGCTACTGCTGGTAATTGTTGCAGCTTCTTCTAAGAATTTTTCAGTCATAATGAATAGGTGAACATTCTTTTTATTATCCAAATGACACAAATAATAGTTGTGCCCTATAATAGTTTTTAAGAAGCCTTGTAATTCTGTTTTTCTTTTTCCTGAAATTGGAATATCAACTTCATTCTTCTTAGCTGCTTCTTTTTTTATTAGTCCAGTTTTTTCTTTGTAACTTACAAAAACATCTCTGAATTTTTTAGCATCTAATCCAAATAAATCTAATATTGCTAGACCAGATTTAGTGGTAAATTTTCCACTTTTGAATTCATCAGCAGGAAAAGCTCCTTCTGGTGGAAAAGTGCCACTTCCTAATCCAGAATTAAAAAAGGTAACAGTATTTCCAAACTTTGCAGATAAATCTAAAGTTTCTGGAACATTTCCTCTTTTAATGTTAACTTTCACATCAGCTAAACCTGCACCAATGTTAGTTGTTCTTGCGCCACTTAAACCTTTCACTTTCATTGAACAATAAATTCCTTTAGAATCAAACTTCAAAGGTCTTGGAGTATTTTCTTTTCCAGTAACATCAACTGAAATTACTTTAGCTCCCTTTAATACCTTATTTTCAAACTCTTTCATAAAATTAGGGTAAATAAATTTGTTTGTTCCTTTAATTAATTCATTGAAATCTTTTTCTAAGTCATATTCAAATGCTGCTCCTTTACTTGCACCAGCACCTTTCATAGCAATTAGTTTTGCTATAATATAAATTTGAGAACCAGTAAATGATATTTGTCCAGCTGTAGAATTTTTTGGTATAGATTCATATTTAGCACCGTTAAAATTTCTTAGAGTTGGAAGAAGTTCATTTACTAAAAAATCTTTTCTTGTTTTTTTAGTATAAGTTTCATTTGCTCTATTTTTTTCTGGCAAAAATATTACAATCTCTTTACCTGAGGCTGTTTTTGGTGCTACAAAATAACCTTTAGTGTTTTCTTTATCACTAATACCTAATTTTTTTAGATAAGCTGTTAGGTTTTGTGCTGAAGCAATAACTTTGGTGGCCACTAGATTAATCCTTTCAATTTAATAGGAGTATTTATCCTATCACAACTAACGGATAATGTCAATCTCTTTATCGCCAGACCATACTTCCATCTCGGTTCTGATACGGCCATCGTTCTTTAATGTTTCAAAACGATTGGATGCTTTCTTTTTCCACCACTCCACAATGTTTTTCATGTGAAACTTTTCATAGTTTTCGGGGTCAGGAACCAACTCTGTTTCTGTGCCATTAACCACTTCAATAAAGTTTTTGAAACCATAGTTGGAGATATAATATCGTTTTCTTTCAGTAAGACCTTTAGCCTTATCAATCACTTCATTGAATCGTGTGAGTTCAGGTTCACCTTTTAGTGCCATCTTAACCATACTAATAACTTTTATTGTTGCTTTGAGTTTCTTACTTGAATCGGATGGATCAACCAATTGTTCACCTGTTGCAGCCTCAACATAGTCTTTAAGTTTCTTGTAGGCATCCCCGTCAAGCATTGGCACAAAGTTACTATCAGTTAGACCTTTGAAACGGAGATATGGTTTCATACCATCATACTGTGATACTGTCTTTGAAGAACCATACAGACTGGTTGTTTCAAACAAGCAGAGATTCATACCATACTTTTTGTTCATAACTCCACGCAATTCATGAGAACAACACATAGCGGCAAGTAATTTACCACCAAGATAATTGAAACCAAATGGTTGAGCAGGAACAATGGTGAAACCCATTGCAGCCGAGTTATTAAAGTTTCTTGCGGCTTCTTTGCTCTGTGTGAATACTTGACCAAGCATTTCATTACGAGGTTTCATATTGATGACGGGAGAACCAAGGCGAATGAAACCAACAATCTTCTTTGTGTTCTTTTCAAATACAGCAAACTGAACTATGCGACCGGGAACACTACGAGAGATTAGGTGAGAAGAAATAACGGAGATATAATCTAACCAACGAGAAGAACCAATATCAACCAATTCAAACTCCATATCGTCTGGATGAATGGTAAAATCAGAGAACAAATCTTCTTCAGGCCCACATCCTGGTAAACAAACAGGCATCTCTGCAATTTGTCCCATTTTTTGACTACGCATATAATCATCAATGCGGTCAAAATGATGGTAATAATCTTCCATGTATTTGGCACAATATATGGCTTGTTCTTTATTTAATTTCATAGTGTAATTTTCTGATTGTATTTAATGAATTTCTTTAAAAATCTATTATACACTACCGGGTCTGTTTTTGCAAATAAAATCTGATACATTTCCTTAGAGTGGGAGTTGCCATGTAACCGCATCTCTATTACTGCCTCTTGTGCATAGGCATCTATCTCATCATCGTCACCGTAATACTCTAGTTGAACCTTCAATGTTTTATCCTCTACATTACTTCTGTATTGTTTACCAAAGTTATTGCCTCTTTGGCGAAATTGATAACGATGCCTTTTTTCATGCACCAATGTTTTGAATACTTCATCAATAAAAACCTTTACAGTTGGTTCTTCAAGCTTAAATGATACATCTTTTTCATTTTCATTAAAAGAAATAAACATTTCAATATCTTTACCATCATAAATTGTTGGGTCATAATAACCACCAACACAAAGAATACTATATGATGTATTGGTCTTATCAATATATTTTTTTACTCTGACTTTATGCTCAGCCAACATTCTTCTAGTCCAATAAATTACTTGATTGAGAGTTTTTTCACCACAGAATCGGTGAGAATAAGAATGTAACTTGTCGTAAAGTATTTTGTGTTTCATACCTTGAAACTGTCAAACTTATTGTTGAGCCTGCGTTCACGGTTACCAAATGTATTTAGCGGTTTATCTTCAATTTCTTGGCCAGAATCAATGATATCATTTTGTGCTGATTGCTCGGCATCATACAATCTCATTTTGGATCTATCAACACCAATCACAAATCGTTTATATACATTAGGGTCACCATAACGATTCTTCAACTGTTTAACCATCATTTGATTAAGTTGCTCAAGTTCTTCAGTTGAAATCAAAGCAAACATAAAGTCAGCAGTTGCAGGCAGACCAAACGATTCGGAAGTATCTTCAAGACCAACATCGGTACTTGTGAAGCCACTTCTTGTTGTTTGTGTTGCACTTACAACAGGAACATTAAACTCAACAGCCAGACCACGGAGTTCTTCTGCAATAGATTTGATGTAAGAATAGGTGTTCACACTACCACCCATTTTGATACGAGAAGAACAACAGATGTTTAGATAATCAATAAAGACAATATCTGGTGTGAAGTTTTTCTTTAACTTCAATTCATTTAACAAAGAACGGAAATGGCCTGCATGAGCAGCTGCAGTTGGATATTCTTTGATGATTAATTTACCATGTGTCTTTGATTTAAGAATCTCAAACTTTCTTTCATACTCGGACTTAGAAATGGTTTGCAATTCATTTAGGTCAATGTTCATTAGGTTTGCATCAATACGCTCTGCAATTTTTTCTTCGGCCATTTCCATTGTGATATACAACACATTATGGCCTTGACTGATAGAACTGGCAGCACAATGACACATGAACAATGATTTACCAACACCAGTTCCTGCCAAGACAATATTCAAAGTCTTGATTGGCAAACCGCCTTTGGTAATCTTATTGAATAAATCTAGGTCAAAACGAACACGAGATTCAACTTTGTGATATGAATCATAACGGGAATCAGAATC